GTATGGAAGGTTATTTGAAACGTATACTCGCATACCACGAATAGTACCTGGCATACGTCCGTTTCTTATTTCACCTTCGCCACCAAAATCAGCGTTCATTAATTTTGAATCTTCTGAAAGGAGTAGCTCTTTAAAGACGGGGTCAACAATACACCATCTACCTTCGGTATCTACGTTTGCTGCATCCATTAAACGAGCCATACGGCCTATAACAGCTAATGGTGAAGTGATAGCACCTGCGCCACCACCTGCAGCTAAAGGAATAGACGTTACTTCAGCGTCACCACCAATATCAGAACCACCAAAGTCAGTGATGTCTAATTTGTTGGCTGCAAGCAATTCGTCATTACCTGCATTTGAGTCAGCTTTAGATCCACCTGTGTCTAACGCTGTACGTCTAGCCCATGCAGAACCTGTCCAATTCCAACCAGACATATAGCCTAGCACTTCACGATCAAATGCATCACGAAGTTTAAAACCTGCACGGTCAGTTGCTAAATCGATGAAGTTCACATGCCGTATTTTCAACAAGTCTCGTTAATTACTTGTCCGTTCTCTTATGAACTGCTGCAAGTTGTCCTTGCAGAGAAGACCATATCATCACCCTGATATTTTTCAGGGGCTAGGCGCTTCGGATCACTTGATCCTACTCTCTTTCGAGATGGTCGTTGAACCTTCCGCTGTGCGGCTTGGCTGCTGATTGCCCTCGTCTTTACGTTAGGGTGTCCCAGACAATTCACCTAGTTATTCGATTAGGATTACTCCTAAAAGCTCCCATAAGTTAAGAGTGGGCTTCCTCAATATCGTCAATAGCGAACTGAAAGTAGTTGCTTTCAGTTACAACCATTGTGAAATCTGCGTCAGTCAAATCTTGTGTCGCAAGTGCTGTTCCACGAGTATATGAGTTGATTGTGATTTCTGGTTCTTTGATGATTTTTACGCTATCACCCATGTTTGAAATTTCACCTGCGTAATCGGTGTTAGTGACATCCTCTACAACAGAGGTGTTACGGAAAGCCTTTTGGACTTTCTTAGAATAGATTACTGGCGAAAAATTACCGTTAGGTAAATTGCCGTAACCACTTGCTACTGGAAATGCCATTGTTAATACTCCTTTTGAGATGGCAGGTCAGCTATTGCTGACAGACAATTTCAGAAGGTAACATTAAGTGGCAGTGCGTTTTGTAAGGGTGCATATGTATTTGCGGTACACATGGGCCTCACTACACTGGTGGACTGTTTGTTTCATTCTTCTGGTTAAAAACGGTGTAGGGGTAGTCTATTGAGGCCCTACTCCGAAAAGCTTCATTACTAATAATTATAGCATAATTATGCCACTTAGTAAATAGCTAATTAGTTTAAGTGTTGTGCCACTTATCTTGCTGCACCTGAGACATCGTAGATAAACTCACCTGTCTTCATGGATTCTAGGATTGCGGCTTCATTAGCATCGTATTCTTTATCAGACATCTTAGCTACCTGACTTTCTGAGAACTTTGCTTTCGGTTCGCCTTTTGGTGCAACTGAAGTGGAACGTCCAACGGCCTGTGCCGCTGACTTTTTAGACGTGGTTTTTCGCTTGCCTGTATCGGCTTTATACAAGTCGATAGCACGGGCCGCTGCCACGGCATCTGTATTATTTTTGTAGAGAGCATCATTTATATACATCGGTTGAAGAGATACCCACTCATGGAACTTTGGATCTTGCCTAATATCATTAAAGTCTGGATGAAGTTCTAGAAGCTTTTGCTCTGCTTCTTTTTTACTAATTTTAGTTTCTAAGTCTTTTAAATGACCCAGACGCTTCTCACCTTCTTCAAGAGCTTCGTTTGCATGTTTCTTTGCAATTGTATGGACGATCTTAGCTACATCAGGATACTTTTCTGACCACGCTTGGATCTCTTCATCTGTTTTAGGAAACTTAATCTGACCTTTGGCTGCACTATCTAATTGTTGCTGCAGCTTTTGTATTTCTTGATCTTTTTGACCCATTAAACTTTGAGAGTGTCTGCGAAGATCTCCGTAACGTTTTTTAAACGAAGCTTCTTCAGCATCCTTTGGCTCTGCTTCAGCTTGCGGCTGTTGTTGCGTCAACTCTTCTGAATAAGTTTGTGTGTCTTCTACTTCTTCTTTTCTTTTATATTTACTCATGTTTTCCTCTGGGGGCTTCTACTGAAGGTAGCCCAATTAAATTTACACGATGAAGGTGACTTTTGGTTTCTTCACCATGCCAAACATAGAAGTCTTGGTAGAGTAATCGCTTTCCTGATACTCTTCCGTTTCATCGACCTCTGGTTCCTCTTCAGAAACCTCCACTTCAGCCGTTTCCACCTTATTGCCCTCTGGTGTTTCCGTATCTTCGTCTTCTGAGTGATAGCCAGTGTCGTTGCAGTGTTCGCAACCTCGACCCTCACACATTGGACATTCGGTAACATCCTCTTCTGATCCTGACATATCGACTTCAGCAATAAGACCCATTGAGTCCATTGCCATCAGGCCCATCTTTGCTTCTTCCTGCATATCCATAATGTGCTTTAGGCCATGCCACTTCACTACATCCGCAGGTAAGACGTATTCTCCCTGAGACAGCATTACTTCGATGTCATCTCTAACTTCGTCTGCGTTAGACCCAACTGGAATAGGATTTCCTGATACAGGATCTACTGGCCCCATCATCCCATCACAGGCCATGCCGCCATGATACATCTTTGGCTTTTCATCTGCCTCTGGATCATCAGCCATAGCTTTTTGAATAGCCTCGCCACGGGCTTTTTCATAAGATGATAGTTCCCCGTCATCATTTAAATCTGATTTTTCTTCATCTACTTGAAATTTTTTGTTAGCCATTTCTAAACCTTCTTCTGTATCAATGCCCTTACGAGCCACCATCAGCCCCCCCAGAGCCATTTCAGAAGATGAAAAAAAATTTGCATCTGCGATTTCGGGATAGGTGATCTGTATGTTGTGGGAAAAACGGGTATCTAGAACAGGCTCTTGTCCTTCATACCCACGGGTGAATGTGTGATTGCCTATGGTAACTGCGTCTGGCCCAGTAAAATCTGTACCTCTGCCCTCAGTTGTGGAACTGTTCTGAAAAAAGGTTCTTCCCTCAACAGCGTCATCTCCTAACTGAATATAATCTACGAACTCTTGTATTTGATTTTCTAGATCATCCTGTGGTGCAGGAATGCTAGAGATAGAACCGTAAGTTTCTATAGGCTCAAACTCTGTAGAATTAAGTACTTCATCTACCGTGTCTGGAAACCTGTCTGATGATAATCGGTTTAAGATTACACCTCTGACCGCATCACGACCTTCCAAGCTTTCTCCACGGGCCTCTGCCCATACGACCTTTTCGATTTTTTCGATGTCGGAGTAAGGAAGTTCTGTCATAGGTCTTGCTTGAGGGCGTAAGCTTGTTTCAAGAATAATTCCCCCGTCATCGAAACCGTTATCATTAGCGGCTTCTATTATCTGAGAGGCTTCTTCAGGACTCGTCATGTCTGTCATATTTTTATGAATTTCGGTATCAAACTCCTGTAATTCCTGAACCGCATTTTCACCTGTACGGGTAGGCCAATCTACGCCACTTTCCTTGGCGAGGCGTATGGCTTCTTTGTTAGAAACAATCTCTCCCTCCCACACGGTGGGGATTAGAGTTTCCACCCCATCGATTTCTACGATTATGGTACGCACAGTAGCTAGGTTGCCATCATCAAGCTCCTTAGTCTTGCCCTGTGCAATGTTTTGATAATGATGCTTAGTAATAGCGTCCACTATTCTGAACCTTTTATTACTTCTTCTCTGAGGGTGTTTATTCTACGCAATTCAGCGATTGCGCCTTGTATTTCCAAGATACGATCTGTGTCTTTTTGTAGCTCTAGAAGGTGATGGAAATAAGTAATACGGCTTTGTGCATATTCTTTCAGCTTGTCCATCGTGTCTTTGTCGTTAACGAGAGGGAGTAAGCTGCGGTAGGTTTCTTTATTCATTAATTAACTGGGCCTTGTGGTGGTTGCTGTGGTGGGTTCCCCCCGTTTGCTCCACCCCCTGATCCCGTAAAACCTTCGGCTGTAGGCTCTGGTGCATTGCCTGGAGCTATGTTGCCACCGCCTGTACCTGTTGGATCGTCTGGTGAAGGTGCGCCCTGTTCTTGTGGTGGTTCAGGCTGTTGAGGCATCATAGCTTGTATCTCAGCCATCATCTTAGCCTGTATCATTGCTTCCCGTGGATCGTTGAGGATCTTCTCTTCATCCAGATCCATAGACGCTGCAATCTCTCGTAGGATAAAGTCGTACTTAACAAACGGAGCCATCTGTTGGTTGGCAGTCATCTGCATAAATTGCAGCAAGCGTTGGCTGCGGATCTCATTACGCATCAAGCTTTCTGTGCCACGGGCAATCACCGCAAGATCACCTTTGGTATATTCAGCATCAAAATTAAACTGCATGTTAAATGCAAAGAGTGCCTTGCCTAATGGATGCAGTAAGTAGTCATCGACGTTCCGTACCACCGCTTTAATATTTTGCGCTGCGGCCCCCATCAACATAGACATACCACTGGCGGTTCTACCTACGCCCATAACACCACCAACACCGTGGCTGTAGGATGGTATCCCTGTAGCTTCATCCGATAGCTGTCGAGCCTTGTCGAACATCATCATAAGCTCGTTAGATACGTTAGGAAACTTAGTTCCAAAGATAGATTGACCTGGCGCTCCTGCCTGTCTTCGAAAGACTTTTCCTGGGTATACTGATAAGTCTTGGCCTGGAACTAAATTAGTTTCATCGATCTCTATAAGTAGGTTCCCCGATAGTGCGGAGTTGTCCACGCTCATGCGCATGAAGCCATTAAGTAGCAGTTGAGTGTCTTCCATATTTTCAGCTACGCCAATGCCGAAGAAGCCGTATGGGTTTAACTCGTAGGGAACTGCAGTGTATGGAATGCGTGTTGGAGTAAACGGATTTATAACAAAGCGTAGTATCTGCCCATTACAAATCCAAACGTTAACCTGAACCTCATCACGATCTGCAACTTCTTCTGGAAGTTCGAGGTCTGCTTCCTCTGCTAACTCAGCATCTATTACACCCCAATATTCTAATACCTCAAAACGGTCTGGGCTTTCAGAGTTATTACTTTCATCTAGTGCGTCTTCCCAATACTCTCTTTGATATTGTGGGCCGTACTCTATGGCAAGTTCTAGGCTCTCATCACGGAAATGTGGACGCTTCTTCAAGCTACGCATTTGGCTACGGTTTAATCTGTGACGCTGTACTGTAAATTCTGCTTCAGACATATTCCGTGCATCAGGATCAGGATACAAATCCCATATGCTGACGTATTCTACCTTCGGGATTGTTTGGAATAGAGGATCATAATTACCTTCATCATCCCAATTCGGATATTCCTTGTCAAAAGCAAATGGGCCTTTGAGAATACCTGTACCAAACAAGCTTGTTTCAAATGCAACAGATCTAAGATGCTTGGATGCGTTTGTTTCATCCAATTGATCGTGCATCTTACGCTCCATCATCTGCGCTGCACGTTTAGCAGGTTCATAAGTAATGGAAGAGTTTGTTGTTCCTGCACCTGTCTGCAGTTCTTCTTCGACAGGGGACAGTGTATTCTTAAAAACACCCAAATCTTGCTCTATATCGGGCCTAGCAATGGCTCTTTTGGGCGTATAATCGACCCCTAGCTTCTCATCTACTTTTTCGGGTGTAATGGCGTTTGGATCGTAATTTACGGCTCCTGCCACGTTATTTGGGTCTTTTCGGGCCTCTATACCAAGCGGAAACTTAGAACCTGCGAATAATACGTCTACAATCTGTGCATATGCCGCCAAAACCTTGGTTTTTGTGATTTTTACAAACGCTTGGCTCTTTTCAGTGTCGGTAAACTGCACTTCTGGGCCGTATATGCCCCTGTAGTTACGGTATGCCATCAGCCAACGCTCTTCATCAGCTAATCTTTGGTCTTTTGAGCGTCTATATTGACCTTCAATAAAGGCAGCTACGCCAGAGTAGTCTAAATTCTCTTGTTCTACATCATTTGCCTCTTCTAATGCGACTACATCCTGTGATTCAGTCGTATCTTCGGGGCTTGGGCCAGTAGGTTTGTCCATAAGTGCCATGTTTTAGTATCCAAATGTTGTATCTGAGGGTTGCCACCGCTGTATGGGTACGCCTTTGCCCATATCGAAGGGTGAAAAGGCTTTGGGGCGGCTCATAATTCCATATCTAACGCTATCGTAGGTGTGATCTGATGCGTGCCTTGGGTCTATATCGTCTGACCCCTTTGGATCTGATGGAATTACTGGTAGGTCTGCGATTATTTGTCGGCAAGTGTTGAAGAAAATAATACCTGCGGTTTCTGTTACAGGGTCTACCTTTAAAACTTCGTGAAATCTGTTCTTTCCTGCTACTCTTGCACCTGCAGAACGGTCACTTGGACGCCATCTGCATCCGATGCTTATCATTTCTTCCGCAATAGACGGGCCAATCTGCCCACGATTATGCCAACACGAACTGTCCAATATGCCGTATTGAATGCTTTCCCCGTGTTCCGCTTCGAGAACCGCTTTAGCAAGGTCTTTACCAGTGTGTTTCGAGAGATAAAGTTCACGGTAGACGTAGAGCGTTTCATAACTTGGATCAATCGCAAACCAATGTACCGCAGAATAAGAAGAGTACCCATAGTCACAACTCCTAAACCTGCGCCAATCGGGGGGTATATCAAATGGTTCGCAGACATGATCGGATTGTTTGAACTCTGAGAATGCTGCGCCATCCGCTACATCCCAATCCCCTTCTAGTAGTTGCCGCCTTTGTGTTTCGGGAAGTGCTAGAAGGTTGGCTTCGTACTGCCCGTCTTGCATCAGGTAAGGGTTATCTTTTAAAGTTGCAGGTATGAACCTGCGGTAGAACAAAGGCTGTCCTTCTTTTTCATGTCCTTGAGGAAACGTAAGTGTATTTCCTGTATCGATGTCCGTTGCTGCAAACTTTATGTTAGAGGGTGCAGGATCAACGAACATTTTCTTGACCCATCCATGCCCTCTACCACCTGGGTTAGTCGTAGCCCTCATAAATAAGGGAAGGTCAGGATCAGTAGTTCTCAATCGACTTCGCATATATCCCCATGCGAAACTTGTGGCGTACTGGGTAAGTTCGTCAAAGGCTATGTAGCTGAAAGACAAACCTTGGTATCGAAGAACGTCCTCATCTCTTTCGAGGTAAGTCATCCATAATTTACCACCGCTAGGAAAGACCCACTGACTTTTCTTTTCTTGCCACTTAGACCCTGGATATATCTTTGGATATAGCTCCTGAGATTTCCAGATTAGTTCCCGTAATTCGTCATTTGTACGTCTAAGTATAAGACCGCTAAAGTTACTATTATTAAAATAGCGCATTGGATCAGCGAGTAGGGCGAACGATTTTCCAGATCCTGCTGAGCCGCCATATAGTACCTCCCGTTCA